TTGAACTTCTTTGAATACATTTCTTTCATTGATATCGGAGAAATACTCTGGTCTAATAAATGGAATAACTTTACGAGCATACTCCTCATTGTATATCAAATTCTTGATTATCGTCTTTTCTAAGCGTTTCATATTGTTGTTTCGTTAAGATTTCAGTTAGTATATCACCCATCATTGTAGAGAAGTTTTCATCTTTTGTCAAGTCATCAATGTCGTGTTTACCTGGATTTACAACTGTATATCCAAACTGTAACACGCCCATTTCGCCTTGCGGTACTACTCTTACTTTACCATAATGGTAAACAACACCAGCATACTCACCTTCTAAGATTTGTAGGCCGGTGATTTCAGAGTTAGTAAAGTCGATGAACTTAAAATCTTTACCTTCAAGCGGCATCTTCTTCTTCTTGTAAAAGAATTGGGTTACTTTCTCCCATAATGTTTCCATAAGCGATTCCATATTTTTGATTTACATACTCTTTGAATTTTTCATTCTTCAATAATGGCAACATGAAATCATCCGTTTGAGTGGCTTCAAACCTTACTTTGTCACCGATTTCACCAGTTTTTTGGTCGACCTTTGCATACCAACCAGGAGATGGTTTAGAAAGAAACCCACCCTCAATGGCAATATCCACAAGGCCAGAATACTTTTGGATACCACCATCAAAAGATACGCTGATAGGAATCTTAGACTTTTCTTTAACATAACGAGATTTCTCCACATTGATAATAAAATTGTAACCAGTAATTTCTGTTCCAGTTTTTTCTTGTTGACGACCAAGAATATAAATGTTATCAGCAGAGTAATAAGAACCTGTACCACCACCAACGATATCTTTAGGGAACATACCAATCTCTTTGTAAGTATGATTCACAACAACCAATGAAATATCTTTTAGATTTAAGTGTGGTGTGACCATGCGGAACAAACTCTTAACTTGTTTAGCACGGCTCATATCTGCAACTGATTTACCTTCAAGAGCATCTTCAACTTCTTTCTTTGATGCTAGATTACCAATAGAATCAAGGATAATAATTAGTTTATCACCACGATTAATCTCTTGTAACTGTTGCATGATATCAAACTTCAACTGTTCAATGTCAGTCAATGGAGTATGCAACACTCTGTCCATGTCAATCTCAAATGTTTCAAAGTATTTGATAGGTGTACCAAACTCTGAATCATAGAATAAAAGAACGGCATCTTTGTATTTGTCCATATACGCTTTAGCCATTAATAAACTAAATGCCGTTTTAAAATGTTTAGATGGCCCGGCCCACATTGTTAAGCCTGGAATAATACCACCATCTAATTTACCACTTAATGCCACATTAATCATTGGCACATCGGTTGGTACCATATCTTTGTCTGTAAAGAATTTAGATTTGGATAGAATTGCACTATCTTTAATTGTTGAATTCTTTTTAATCTTCTCAAGTAAACTCATATTAAAACTGACCTCCATCAAGTGTCGTAATTTTGGATTTGGGTATCACTTCATGTATTTCGCCATCTACATAAAAGGATTCTAATGTATTTGAGGCTGTGTTGTCAACCTTTTTTTTCTTCTTTGCCTTTTTCATAGGAATAATATCACCATCTTGTTCTTGTCTTATTCGTTTATAAGTTTGATTTGCGGCAATTAATAACAGAATGGCAAGTGGATCAAAAACAATGATAATAGTAAAGATAACTAACCTTACAGCTTTATCTATGAAACTAGGATCATCTTTGTTATAGAATATTTCGGCGATGTATTTAATTGGCCCAATCTCTGCCGTCAACTTGTTTTCTTCTTTCATTAACGGCAACTTTTCTTTTGATAAACGATTCAATTCATTTTGTGTGGTTTGAATTTCTTTGTCAATCTTATTGGTTGCTGTTGCTGGGTCACCTGCTCGTTTCAAAAGATATTCTAATTTATCACGAGCAATCTTCTCTTGTGTTTCTATGGTCTTTAATTGAACTGTATTAGCACCAACAACCACATTTGATTCAATGTGAGCTCGTGATAGATAACCAAAAATACCCATGCTGGTAATCAACATCAAAAGAATAATTGCAATTGAGAAATAATATTTCATCAGGCGATTTGTTTCTGCCCAATTATTATATAGCCAAGATACTGTTACTAGCTTTGCAATCTCAAGGATAGAACCCATCAGTATGATTGGCCAGAAAGAACCAGGAAATATCTGTGCAAGGCCAATCACAGAATAAAAAGCTGCGATTGCTGATAGAGCAATTGCGGTTAGAAAAGGTAATAGGGATTGTAGCATTATGGATTAGATTTTGAATGTGGTACATCAAATACAAAGGTTATTCTTGTGCAATCACCAATGTTCTCTGTGCCATGTAGTAATTTGTTATTGAACCATAGTAGAGTACCTGGTTCGACTATCACTTCTTCCTGACCAACCATATATTTATACTTTCCCTGTATTGACAAATGGTACCTATCTTTTGAAATATAATATGAACCTTCATCTATATGACGACCAACTTGACCACCAACTTCCAATGATAGAAATCCACAGCGTTTAAAGTCTTTGAAGTGTCTTTTAAGAAAACGAATTATCTCTGTGTGTCGATGAAACGCAGGAGTTGGAATACAAATCTCACTATCACCAACAAAGTCTTTTACATCTGTTACACCACCAATCACCAACTGTAATACACCAGCAGGTAAGTCAGCGAAGCCACGGTCAACCAATGATTGAACACCATCTAATCCTTTTTGATGTTCCCAATCTTCAGGATATTGTTTCAATTGATTCAGTATCTTTGAAACATTGATGCCTGTTTTGATGACACGAATATTATCCAAAGAAGTCCTCCAATGAACTACTCTTTTCGGTTGACCAATTCATGCAATCTAAAATCACTTTGATTGGCTCAAGAAACGCCTTATTGAATTGCATATCATAATCAATATATTCTTGTATGCCAAATTCTTTTGGCAATCGAACTGGATATGATATGACCATATCTTTAAATGGGTTTGGTTGTTTCAAGTAAGTAAACTTTAACTTCTCACCATCTTGAATCAATGGGTATTGTTTTGTCAGACCCAATTCTTTTAGATAGTGATTGTATATAATGGCACCTTTCACATGAATTGGTGTGCCTTTCTTATACATGGTAACTCTATCAGAATATTCTTTTAAGCCATTCAGACCACGAGGAAAAGATATTTCTTCTGGTGGTAAAGTCTTAAACCTTATTCTAAAGTCCTCAATAAATTTATGCACATCATCTTCAGTACCAGTCATCATAATCTTAATAGATTCTTTCATCATTTCACGGATAGAAGATGGTGTAGATGACTTAATCATTTCAAGACCCATGACCTTCATCTGTGGTTCATTATACTGAATACCTTCGTTGTTATATACATTGAGAATGTACCGCTTCTTGGCAGTCCAGATACCTTTATCTGCCAAAGATTCTCGTTTCATTTGCATCTTTTGAGCATACGCATTAACATAAGTTGCAAGTTGATTGTATGATTCATCAATATACGGCTGTATTTTATCTTCACAGACCTTGTCCATGATGGTGATGATTTCTTCAGTTGTTTTACTCTTACCTGCAACAATCTTTTCCATAAGCTCTCCAAGACGGAGATAAATGGAGTCAGTATCACTCGCAATAACATAATCTTCATTTGATGTTCCCAATAATTTGTTCATGTAGGCATTAATCTTGTTTTCTATCCAACGAATTGATAGTTGACCAGCCAAAGTAACTGCAAGAGCCATACGCAAATCATAAAAACGGAAGTATTGTGAACCCAATGCACCGTAAGCGGAGTTTAGCGAAACCTTTTTAGCAAGTTGTAGATTATTAAACTTTGCTATGTTCTTTTCAATCTCATACTTCTTCTTCAGGTCAGGTTCATTTTCATATTCTTGTTTTGCCTTCAACATCAATTTCTTAAACTTCTTTCTATCTTCATACATATCTTCCATCATTTGAGGCAGAAAGCCTTTCTTATCTGTTCGGAAGAATTGACCATTTGGTGTGATAGTAACACCTTTCAGTTTTGATAGGTCAATTTCTTTATTCAGTAACTTCTCAACTGATACACCACGAGAAATGATATCACGCATCTCTGGAGTATAATCAGCCACTTCAATCAAATTCTCTGGTGAAATACAATACTGCATCATCAAATGTGGATAAAGAGAATTCAAATCAAATGATGCCACATATTTGTGCATACCAACTTGTGGGTCTTTGACATATGCACCTTCAAATGCTGATGTTTTACTTTGCACAACTTTTGGCGGAACAACAATGCCTCTCTCTAGCAGATAAGCATATGTCATTGAATCCCACATACGAGTTTGTGCAAAAATATCTTCATAGTTTGTTTTCGTATCGTAAGCCAAAGTCATACCAAGTTCAATCAGTTTTAACTTTTCTTCCATACGCACAATGAGTTCAACGTCTTTAATGTTATACTCAATAAATTTTTGATAGTTTAAACGATACAGAGCATGGAGATTATCATACTCATCAAATGATAGTTTGCTATCACCAAGTTCTACATTGGCGATATTGTCTAGTTTATATGAATCTTGTGATTTACCTGCAGGAGCATACCATCTGTATAGTTCAATGTAATCAAGAAATGATACACCAACAAATTCATATGCAATTAACTCACGACCATTGATTACTGTCTTGCGTTCACTTAACATATTCCATGGTGATAACTTCTTTGTGTCATCTTCACCAAGAATTTTATTAAAACGATTTACAAGATAAGGTATATCAAAGAATTTAATATTCCAACCAGAAAGAACATCTGGTGTGTTCTCTTGCCAATAGGCTAGAAACTTTTTACACAAATCGGTCTCATTCTGGCAACGAATGTATTTTTCTTCGCCTTTGGTTTCATATTCACCACAACCAAAGACAATCGTATCACCGCCAAGATACTTAATACACACGGCAGTAATCTGTTCGTTTGCTTGATATGGGTCAGGAAATCCATTCTCTGAACCAACCTCAATATCAATGATAGCAATAGATATATCTTCTATGTTCCAATCAACCATGCCTTGATGGTTGTCAGCAATAAAGGCATATTCATACCTTGTTTGACCATAGATTTTGAAATTGGAAACTTCATCGTAACGCTTTACGAAATCACGAGCCTCACGAATAGAATCAAACTTCATTGGCTCAAGGTGTTCACCTGTGAGAGTTTTGAACTTGGTAGGTTTTTTACTTGGCAAAAACAAAGTAGGCGAGTATGGTATTTTACCTTTTACTCGCCTGCCATCTTTAATACCACGATAGAGGATGTTGTTGCCTACACTTGCAACATTTGTATAATAACTAGTCATTCATACATTCTATCATACTTTTGGGATTATGGAGGCAATTGTGATGCCACTACCAAAGATTTGGTTATATTGATTTTCTAATTCAACAACTGGTGTGGATATAACTAGAATGTCATCTTTTTTAATTTTGAAACCATCTTTAAATTCTTTTGCATATTCTAAGAATGGTGAAAAGGCTATACTACCAGGATCATTTTGTGACCGAGGTGGAACTTG